TACAGGTTTGGAGAGTGTTGCAATTGCAGGAACTAAAGCAGAGGCTGGTGCGAATGCTGCGAAGGTGGCTTTAACAAACCTTGCTCCATCTCTTGATGGGGTTTCTAAGTCTGCTGCTAACATGATTATCAAGCAGCAACAGCAGATTGACTTGTACGGCAAGGGCCGTGAAGAGTCTATGGCCTATCAAGCCACCATCAAAGGGTTATCTGAGTCTCAGGTGTTGCTCGCAGGTGGCCTTGGTGCACAGATGGATGCAATGAAATCCCTAGGTGCAGCCCAAGCAGAAGCCATCGCCATGAATGCCGCAATGGAGAAATCTAATGTGGCGCTTGGCGAATCTGAAGGTGTGTTGGCAGCACGTCATAGAAAGATTGCTGAGGAAGCTATTGCTTTTCAGAGAAGCATGAATGTCCAACAGGACGCGTCTTCGACACCAAATGTTTGGAGAAAAGGTGGCTCTAGCGGTTTCAGTTCAGGCTCCGCTACAGCAATGCAACAAACTCCATCTGTCACAAGGGATGCAGAAACGCTCAAGACGGTTGCAAAAGATACAGCAGCACTAGCTGTACAACAAGACATCTTGGGCGAGTCTACACAAAGAATCTTGAAGACGTATGATCCATACCACGTCAAGATGGACACCATAACGAATGACATTCACGACTTAACTGCAGCTCACGCAGCAGGCAATGTCGCTACTGACCAGTTCAATCGTACACTGGGTAACTTGAATGCTGCCAAGGTAGCAACAGAACTGAAGGCTACAGAGAAAGCTGCAAAAGACGCTGGAGAGGGTTTGCTCAAATTCTCCCTGGAGTCTTCAATTGCTAAGCGTGAAGGCATCACGATTGTGCGGGAGGCAATTCGCGGAGACTTTACCCGCATGGCCGGTTCCCTGTCAATCTTTGCCAATGCTACAGGGTTGATGGGAAGTGCAATGGCTGTATTAGCCAGTCCCCTTACTTGGGTCGTTGCTGCATTGGGGGCGTTTGCTATTGCTGCTGAGATGGGTTCTAGCGAGATTGTAAGTTTCAACAAACAGCTAATCCTGACAGGTGGGCACGCAGGAGTTACAGCTTCTCAGTTTGCTGAGATGTCTAAGGAGATTGGCGGCATAGCAGGTGGGCAACATTCCGCAGCAGCGGCCCTAACAGAGATTGCTTCCACAGGACGCTTCGCGGGGGATCAACTTAAGGTTGTTGGCAAGACTGCCGTAGAGATGCAAGAGGACACAGGACAAGCTGTAGACAAAACTATCGGCATCTTTGAGAAGCTTGCTAAAGAGCCTGTTAAGGCTTCTATGGCTCTGAATGAGCAGTACCACTATTTGACAAGCTCTGTGTACGACCAGATTGCAGCACTTGTTGAGCAAGGTAAGACACACGAAGCAACGACAGTTGCCTTCAATGCTTTCGGTGATGCTGTTGACTCTCGCCACACAACACTAGAACATCAAGCATGGACTATCGCACAAGGTTGGAAAGACGTTAAGACAGCAGTAGAAGGAGCTGTAAACGCTATGATGAACGTTGGGCGTGTTGGCAGTGCTAGTCAGCAGATTGCAGAGCTACAGTCACAGATTGCTGAAGCTACTACTCACAAAGGGACAGCAAGCTCGTTGTCAAAGATGTTAGGCCGTGGTGGGGATGAAGTAATAGATGCACAGATTGCAGGCTGGAAGAAGCAGATTACAGGTTTGCAAATTGATGAGAAAGCTGCACAAGCAACACTCTCAATAAACAATGCTGTTACGGCGATGACAGACAAGTCAAACGAAGCCAAGTCTGCTATTGATGCTCGTAACATGAGTATGAAGGGTTCGTTGAGACTTGCCCAAGATGAGTTGGTAATTCGCAGGCAGTTTGCAGACTTGTACAAAGACCCGAATGCACGTAACCCTAAGAATGGCCCTAATAGGCTTGCTGGGGTTACCTTTGACGAGAACGGTCAACCTACAGGTGGTGGTAACTTCCAAGAACAAATGGATGCTGCCAGGAAGCGTGATATGCCTGCAGGAAGAAAACCCCGCAGCAACGAATACGGCATCAAAGACCAACTTGCAATACAACAAACAGCTTATGCACAAGAAGAACAAGACCTTGCACAGAACTTGAAAGATATCAAGAATCTGTACGATATTGGGCAATCTGACCAGAAGACATTCTTAGCTGAAACATTGGAAGCTAAAGATGAGGCCCTTGGTAAAGAGTACAACATTGCAACCAAAGAGTACGAGATAGCTAAGGGTGAAAAGAACCTAGCTGCAAAAGAGAAGTATGCAACTCTGATGCAAACTATTCTTGGCAAGATGGTTAATAATTCTACACAGTTTGCTAGTGATATTGCCAAGGTGCAGAATGATGAAGTAAACGCCATAGCTGCATACTCCGCTAAGTTAACAAAAGTGGAAACACTGCGACAAGACGAGATGGACAACGCAATAAAGTCCTCTAGTGTTGGTGCTACAACGGCAGCACAATACGCATTATTGTTGAAGCTCCAAAAAGAGTATGACACACAGATGGCAGCACTAGATGCGTCCCACGATAAGACTAAGCCAGGTTCAATTACTGACGAAGCTTATGCAGCGGATGTAGCACGTCTCAAAGCGCACCACGCAACAATGGTTGCAAGCGAGACTCAGTTTGTAGCTGACATGAAGGATGTTGACTCTAAGTGGCAAACAGGTGCTGACAAGGCATTTGATGCGTACCAAACCTCTGCTGCGAATATTGCCTCTCAATCAGAGACAGCCTTCACCAACGCTTTCACAGGGATGGAGAATGCGCTAACGTCATTTGCCACAACGGGGAAATTGAGCTTCAAGAGCTTAGTAACATCTATCTTGACAGACATAGCACGGATGGAAGCTAAAGCTGCAACATCCAAGCTGCTCGGTGTGCTAATGGAAATGGGCCAAGCATACTTTGGTTCTGGTACAGGGGCTACAACACAATCAGCACCAGCCTCTACTCAAGTGTACTCTCAAGCCTCTGGATATAAACTTGGTGGGGCATTTGACAGCGGAGTTCAGAAGTTTGCTGATGGAGGAAGCTTCACCAACGGTGTAGTCAACTCTCCTACAAACTTTAACATGGGACAGATGGGCGAAGCAGGCCCAGAAGCTATTGTACCTCTTACACGCACCTCAGACGGCTCACTAGGCGTCAAGCAAATAGGTGGCTCAGGTGGTGGTTCAAGCGGCCCCGTAAACGTGAACACAACAATCAATGTTCAAGGTGGCTCAGCAACAGCTAACACAACTGGCTCAGACGCCACACAAGTCCACAAACAATTTGCAGACGCTATGAGCAACGCAGCACAAGCTGAAATAGCTAAACAAATGCGGCAAGGCGGTTTGTTGTGGAAAATGAAGAATGGGCAAACTGGAGGTAATGGTTAATGACAGGAATTCTTGAATGACGATACCAACATTTACGTATGATCCTGTAGAGAACCCGGTAGGGACTAAAACCTACCGTACTCTTAAGGCACAGTTTGGTGATGGCTATGCTCAGATGGCTGCAGACGGTATTAACAATGTCTACGACTCTTGGGCACTGACATTTGCTGGTAGCACTACTGACATCACACCTATACAAACATTCTTGGATGCCTTGCAGGGATATCTTCCATTCTATTGGACGCCTCCGCTCGGTACTCAACAGCTCTATAGGTGCTTGACAGGGTTGACATTAACCCCGTCTGCTGGTGGCAACTATGTTTATGTGGCTACCTTTGAGCAAGCCTTCCACCCGTGACGTGCTTGCACAGAACAATCCGTAATATTCTCAAGGAGATTGTATGACGATTATTAGTGATGTAATGCTGTTGGAGCCGGGTGCAAAGGTGACATTGTATGAACTCGATACCACGTTCCTTGGAGGAGACTTGAGGCGCTTTCATGGATATCGTCAGCAGGCTTCTATTTGGTGGCAAGGGCACGAGTATGTCCCTTGGTCAATTGAAGAATCTGGTTTCGCTAAAGATGGCACTAATCAGCAGCCGACACCCGTACTTACAGTTGGGAATATTGGTGTTGATGGTAGCGGGAACCCGTTGCCGGGGGTTATTTCAGCACTTTGTATCCTGCTGGATGACTTGGTTGGTGCTAAGTTGACGAGGCACATTACGCTTGGGCAGTATCTTGATGCTGTTAATTTTCCAGGTGGTGTGAACCCTTCAGCAGATGCTACGCAAGAATTCCCACCTGATATTTATTATGTAGAGATGAAGACGGCTGAAACCTCGGAAGTTGTGACGTTTCAGCTTTCTAGTGCCCTAGACTTTTCAGGCCAACAACTCCCTGCACGACAAATTATCAACAACAGTTGTAGCTGGATACGAATGG